CGTCTTATAATGTTTTACTTAAACTATTCCTATAGATATAATCATATCTAACCATCATGCCAAATTTATCCTTAGATATCTTTATCTAATTCTTCTTTCACCCATTTCCCATTTTCATCCATCCCGATATAACCTAGATACTGAGTCATTAGAAAGAACTTAAAGTCCCATTCGAAATCTTGTGATTTTTCTTTTACATAAGAGTCAATCATTTCTTCCGTGATACCCTCAGTTGGTATATTTAAATCATTAAAACCTAATAGAAAGGTATGTTTAAGCATTATACCACCACTATCAAATTGTTCTTCATTTTTCCGTATCATCACATAATCTTTTGATTAGTTTATACTCAGGTTCAAAACTGTATAGTTTTATTTTTCTGTCATTATCATATGCTAAGATACAATAATGTTCATTGTATTCAAGAACCTTCATGTTAATGTTTAAACGTATTTGAGTTTTCATTTTTTCATATCTTTAATTTTTTAATATTTCTGTCACCAATAACATTCTTTTCAAAATCACTTATCTTTAATTCTTGGTTCCATAACGTAATATCTATAACTCTAAAATCAGGGATTCTTGTTGGATGGTAAATTATTTGAAAGTATAAATTATTTTCATCATTAAACATGGTCCTATCCTCAACTTTAAAATCATATATTTCCATTAGATTTATTTTTCTTGTCAAGAAAGTTTCTATTACATGTTTAATGTTACTTATGGTTCTTTCATCGTTAATTTCAAACCTATATTGTTCCAATAACCTTTCTAATTCTTCTCTCATTTTATTTAATTCTAATCCCTATAGACCATAAATCTACTCTAACAAACCATTTCTTTTCATGTTTACCAAAGCCTATTCTTAACATTCTGTTATCTTTGTTTAAACGGATTATATCTATCATTGTAAACTATTTCTATAGATATAATCGTATCTAACCATCATTGCAGGTTCGTTGTTAACCGTTAAAACTGTTTGAATATCATAGAGGTAAATTCCTTCCACTTTCTTTTCCTTAAACTTTACCCCTTCTATTTCTTCTTTCTTTTTTAATAACCATTGATGATAAGTGTCACCTAATTTTATATTCTCGGTTCTTACTGTCCAGTAAGGAACTTTCTTATGTACGCTTGTTACCATTGTACCAGGATTTTTAAAATCATCTTCTGTCTTTGTAACATATTCTACAAGTTCTAATTTGTCTAATTCGGTATTACTATCTTGTAGTGGTTTATATATTTGTATTACTTTCATTTTTGCTCTTACTGTTTTTGTCATGAAAATTAGTTTTTATTTCTTTAATCGTTTGTTCCATTTCATCCCTAAACTTTTGTTTATGAACTAGTGCTGAACTAATTGATTTGTCTTTTGAAGGAGTTACTTTAGCAAATTTATGGATTGGTTTAAAATTGTCATAAGGCATAAATTGTTCTACTATTTCAAATTCTACTTCTATACCATCATATATGGTATCAGTGTCTTGTATGAATAATCCGGCAGCATCATCAGGATGTAATGGTATAATTCTTAAACCATTTTTAGCTGTTGAGTCCTTATACCATACTACCCAGTCAGCCGGTTCTATTCGTTTTACTAAATGACCTTTCATATAACCTCAATCCAATTAGTTTCACCAAACTCGTGTTTACCAGGTTTTATCTTACCTTCAGTAATATCTTTCATTACCTTTGGTTGGTAAGTTTCCAATAGTTCTTTTTGGGTTACTTCCCAGTTAATTGGTGGTAAAGTAAAATCTTCAAAGAAAGTATATCTTATCATCCCTTGTATGTTAGGGCCAACTTCTTTTATTTCACCATTATCCATAATGGCCTCAAATTGGCCATTACCTTTGTGTCTTACAGTATAACTCATATTTTAAGGTTTTACCCATTGATTATTTTCATCCTTAATAACGGTACGGTTGCATTCAACACAATGACCATAAGTTTGGTTTAGATATTCTGTCATAACTAATTCATGTTTACAATTTTCCATTATTATTATTTTTCAAAAAAAGTACCACACTCATTACAGAGGACATCTTCTATCGGTAAATTTGGTTTACCGTAATCGTAGTTAAAGTGAAAATTTTCTTTTTCACCACAGTTTGGGCAAATAACTTCTTTTTCTTCGTTCATCTTTTTAGCCAAATTCTCCAACCCTTTCTGTATACCATTACCAAGGTCTTCTTTCCATTCATCAAAAGTCCATGTACTTTCGGGATGGGCTAATTTAAAATTCTTGTATTGTGTTTCTAGTGTCATTTTCTTATATACATTAAAAATGTCATACTACTGATGTAACCACCACCGATAATAGCAATCCATTTCATAGTTTTTTGTTTCATTATCTCTACTTTTGCAGTCTCCAACTGACATTTCAATTTATCCACTTGAACATCCGACTCATACATTTTTTCTGATAGAAAGTCTACAGTAATTTTATTATTTACCTTCTCTATGTCTAGTTCTGTTTGTAGTGAGTCACACTGTGAATACAGACCAACTGTTAAAAACAAAGTTATTGTAGTTAATAAATTTTTCATACACAAATATAATATTTTTTTTTAATTTATACACCATTTTCTCTTTGTATATCCCTTTTCTTAATAGTCTCTCTTTTATCATACAATTTTTTTCCTTTAGCTAATGATAACTCTAATTTAAGTCTACCTTTATCGTTCTCAAATATCTTATAAGGAATTATGGTAACACCCTTAATTAGACCAACTTGTAGTTTATTTATCTCTCTTCTATTAAGCAATAATTTAATATCATTCAAGAATAACTCATTACCTTTAAAAACACAATAAGTGTCCACTAATGAAAATCTTCCTTCCTTAATGTTTTTAACATCAACACCATTAAGTACCATACCAGCTGTGTATGTATCGATAAAGTGGTATTCGAATTTTGCCTTTTTATTTACTATCATTTTTTAAGAAGAGTTATTTTACATTAGGTAAAATTTTCTCAATTGTGTAGATATTTTCCATATCTTTTTTGGATTTCTTTTTCTTAGCTTTCAACTCAGCAAGAACATCCAAAAGTTCTTTTCTTTGTGGGCTGATTTTTGGTTCTTCCTTCCTAATAAATTCGTGAATGACAGGTTTATCTTTGTAAACAACCTTTTCCACAATTTTATCTTTGTAAATAATTTTTTCAACAGGTTTGTCTCTGTAAACAATTTTTTCCTTGTAGAAGGTCTTACTTGGTTTTTCTTTTGATAAAGAATAAACCATAATACCAAAAACCAAGTTTAAAACTAAAGAAGAAATTATTATTGTTGTTATCATAATACAAAGATAACAAAATAATTTAATTACACAAAATTTTTACTCAATCGGTATTTCCAATGTTGGTCCACTTACATCCATCCACATTTTACATACAATTAGGTCGATACCTATCATATAACCCCTTACAAGGTTTTCATCACTAAAAATAAACTTTAATGGACCTTTTGCCTTACCAACTGCTTTATAAGTTTTAAGCCATAAGCCAAGTTTAAATTCTTTTTTCATTCTATAGGCTTCGAAATTCTCAAAACCACCTTTCTCCCATCTATGTCTAAGGACAAAATTTACCTTAAACCATTTGGTTCTTAATTTTCCTATCATTTATACAATTTTAAACGGTTTTACACCCAAAGTCAAACTTAATTTTGATAACGCCTCATTAAGAGCGAAATCAAACATACGTTCAGGCACTTCGTGCCCTGGTAGCTTACCAAAACCTTCAGTAAGAACAAATTTATTGATACAAGGAGAGGTGACGTTGACATGAATGCCAATACCGTCACCATTAAGTTTGTAGTAATGTTCAAAACCATTACAATCTTTTTGATAATAAAAATTGTATTTCATATTATTTAATCAAATATCTGTAGTGTGGTCTTTGGATTGGCCCTTCTGCGATAATAGTAAAAGCTTTAACAGTTTTCTCACCATCAGTTAAAGTAGTATTGATGTTAACACCAATATGAGAAGTGATTGTTTTAAGTTTAGAAACATCCAAACCTTTCTTATCAATTCTGTAAGCCAACTTATCGATAGAAGCCTCGTAGTGTTTTTCGGCTTTAATTACTTCTTTTTCAATATACTTCTCAACACCCATATTGATAAGTTTGATTGCTTCGTCACGTAATCTACCGTGTTCACGACTTTGTTTCGTATTGTAGAACCCACGAGGGAAAGTTAAAAATTCCATTGAACCTTTACCTTTGTTAGCAACTTCAGGAGTTAAACCAAAATGTTCACACCATTGAACAGTGTTCCACTTGTGTCTTGGGGTTACATGATTAAAATGTCTTTCAGCCCACTCTTTGGTTTTTTGAATGTATTGTTCTTTCAAAGATTGAGTTTCTGTCTTGAGAATGTTTATCAGTTTTTTCATACCGTAAAGATACAAAAAAATTCATTATACCAAACAATTTTTCAAAATTTAATTTGAAATCCAAGAGAATACAAAACATAGGGTTAATAAAGTAAGAATCAAATATTTCATCCATTATAAATAGAAACAAAACCCCCTATTTAAGGGGGTTTTCATATTACTTATACAACTCTTGTTTTTCTTCTGTTGTTCTTTCAATCACAACATCTTGTTCTAACAACTCTTGCCAAAGACTATTGTATAAATCAGGTTTTGTGGACCTCATTAAATGACAATTTTCATTGACGTAATAGGTGATTTCCTTGTCAGATAAACCTTCTAACTCGGGATAATCAGAAACACTTAGTTCAATTTTTCCGTGAACTGTTGAATGTGATCTACGTTCTATTAGACCTACAAACAATGTTTTTGAGTTTTCCATTATGTTTTTTTATAAATAAATATTTAAATTTTATAAAATACAACCCATGTGTTGGTGACAACCAAATAAAACCCGAATAAAATTGATGTATTTGGTTTACCATAATACCTGATTCTGGGGCCTAGCCTAAAATCATTCCACTTTTCTTTATCCCAATAATTTAAGTTTTTTTGCCAACGATGAGTCAACATAATAGCTATACCCAAACGACCGATTTTGAACCTCATATTTACAAAGGTAATAAAAAACCCCTCATGTGGAGGGGTTAAATTAAAAAAATTTTAGTTTAGAAATAAGTCTGTTCAAAATAAAGAACTTGAAACTTATCGTTCTTGTCAATCAACTCTAAAGCGTTAATTAAATCATTGTATTCAACAACAGATTCTTTTTGTGTTTCTCTATATTTGGTTAAAAAATCAAAAGTAGTGATGTCATCACCAAAAACAAGTTGTGAATCTCTGTTATAAGACTTCATAAGACCTAATTCCATTTCATAAGCCCCGTAAATAATATCCACCAAACTTTCAAAAGTATCAACAGTATCAACTGAAGGAATCTCAGGAATAATGTTAAAGTCTGTAATATATTTTTGAAGTCCTTCAGCGTGTTGTAACTCAGTGTTGGCTTCATTTGTAAAATAAACTGCAGCTTTTTTGTAGTTCATGTCATTACACCAATTTGCCGCGTTTCTATAAAAATAATGTGCTATATATTCATCAGCTAACCTATTGGTTAATATGTTGATGGTTTTTTCACTTAGTTTGTATAACTTAGGTCCTCTTTGGGGTCTACCGTTTTCAGGTCTGTTTTTCAATTCATTAAATATTCTATTTTTAAAATCTTCTGCCATAATAATTTTTTAATATAAATATCTAAAATAATGATATAAAGTAAATCTGTTACAATATCCTGTTGATTTTATATCTATTTTCAAGAATAATTCTTGCTTTTTTAAAATCTTCAACATGATTAAGCTTTAAACCATTTTCATCAGCTACCATTTTTAACAAAGGTAATACGTCTGTTACCTTTGATTTACCTATTAGTTCTTTCATATATTAAAGTTTAAATTAACCCTATCTTTTTTAAATAATTTCTATCAACAATTATCAAAGTATGTTCTGGGTATTTTTTAACAAATAACTCCATTTTAGTTTTTGAGTGTAAATGCAAGTAACCTTTGACCTCATAAAAAATACCGTTACAATAAAAATCGGGGGTATAAGTATTATTGTTATCCAGTTCAAAAACGTGTTTTTCATACTCCCAAATAAAACCCAAACTATCAAGATATTTTGCATACATAACCTCCCAAGTTGACCTCATTTTGATGGTAATACCATTGTTTTCATATAAAGAATATTTTGAAAATTTAGGTACCTTACCATACATACCATTTTTATTACCTGAAACTTTTTCAGCGATTTTTTTCTTACTTTCCTCCGTGTGATGCCAACCAAAAACTTTTGGTCTGTTTTTATTATATAATGTTGTTGAAGGTTTGGGGACACCTTTTTGAGATTTTGATATTTTTTGTTTTGTCTCTTCGTTTTGTTTACGACCTAACTGTCTTTCTGTTTGTAATTTTTTATAGTTTTCATCTTCCCATATTCTCTTTTGAGATTCCGAAATTTTCAATTTAGTTTTTTCACTAAGTTTTTTTCCTTTACGGCTGAGACTTAGTTTTAGTTTGGTCTCATCACTTCTTTTTTTCTGAGGCTTACCTTTGGATGATATATTTCTACATTCTGTTGAACAATATGACTTACCTTGTCCGTAATAATCTTTGTTGCATTGGTTACAAATTCTGTGTTTTTTACCCATAGTTTTCTACCTTTAAAGCTGGTACTATGTATAAATATCACAGAATTTTATAAACGTATGACAAATCTATCTCTCATCTCACTTATTTTTTCTAATGGAACGTTGTGTATATTTTTACCATTGTGCACATTTTCCACTATAACACAAAAAACCATATAACCATATTTTTCAGCCAATTCAAAATAAGGTTTCATTTCCCATTCTTGAGTAAATGTGTTAGAAACAGCAATCTCACGGTAAAATTGGTCGTTAACCAAACTATCTTTCATGTAAGTTTCTACCAAATCGTGACAATACCTGTGAGCATCTTTTATTTTAGAAACATCGAATTTATATTCACCAGTTTCTTTGTCGATAAAATACTTATCGGCCTCACAAACCAAAAAGTCGTGACCAACTAATTTTTCAGCGAATGTTGATTTACCACTTCCAGGTAAACCTCTTACAATATAAAGTGTTTTTTTCATTATAATTTTTTAAATTCAGGTTTTATCAATTTCCAAATAATTGGTGAGATATCCTTATCGTCTAAGATACCAAATAACAAAGATGGGTGGTTATATCTTTTAGCCTCTTCAGCGAAAGATTTTCTATCAGTACTTAAAACTTTATTGGTGATATCTAAAAAATAACTCATGTAGTCTTTTTGGATATTGTCATGTCTGACAACCAAATCTCTAACAACTTCTTGTATCTTTTGGTAAAATTCGTCAGGTACATCTTTCAATAAATCTTCAAAGTTACCACCAGTACTTAAAACTTCCCACACAGCAGTAGTAGATAAATTAGTCATTATCTTATGTAAACGAAGATATTCCTGACCTTTAACTTTCATTCTGTTACCATTAGAAAAACGAACAATAAAACCTTCTTCGTTATCTTTAACCATGTCTTTTAATACAGAATAGTCTTTGATACCATCATAAGACTTGGTTATGTCAGAACCTATCTCACTTGCAAAGTATTCTAAGGTGTGACGAGAAATTTCAGTACCAGAACCAACTTCGATTGCTCCCAACAAAACTAATTTTTCTTGGTCACCGTAGTCAACCACAATTCTGTTTTCAGGGTAGATGATTTCAAAAAGGTAAGTCAAGTTATGGGGTACTTTATCCATCTTTAATCTATCCAACATTTCTTTACCTTTAATAGCTTGGTCAGAGGTGAAAGAACCTCTAGTCGCGATTATCCACTCACTTTTGTGATTAAAAACGATACCTAAAGAACCATCTACTTTTTCAAATACTTCAAAATCAGAAGTTGGGATATGTTTACCTTCTTCCATGTTAAAAAATTTCTTGAACGGTCTTGCTACAATAGTACCAAATTCATCAGTCACCAAACCACGTGCAGACAAAGTTAGTTCATCCCACTTACCACCATATTGAACTTCTTCGGTATAATTCCAAATAGTTAATGGCAAGGTTGGGTGTACTTGTTTGTATAACAAACCTTCATTATTATATTTGTTTAATATTCTTAACACAGTATAAAGATAGTGAATTATTTACATTCATCCAAAAGATTTCCGTACACATCAAATTTTAACCCATTTGGGTCAACAGTAATTGATTTACTAAGATCTATTTTCTCTAAGGTCTCTGACACCAAAGAGTAATAAAATTGCTCACCGTCTTTTTCCAAGACAACCCATGTTGACATATGGTCGTAACCTTCGAAAGTTATCTTATAACCTTCTTTCAATAAATTATATATTTTCATTTAGTATTTGTATTGCTTTTCATTTTGTAAAAATAATATAAATTATCTTTACACTCAAGTCAATTTTGATATATTTATTTCTGATGAAAAAGTTACAAAATAACGGCGACAACAATCCCTTCTAAATGAAGGGATTTTTTTTGCCCTAACGGATTTAAAAAAAGAGAAAAATGAAAGACACAAAAAGTTACAACGAACTTGTACAAAAGATGAGAACCTTCTTTCAAGAGAAAGGGTTTAAAGAAGTACCTACACAAAGTAGGTTATCAATTTTAGCGGCATGTGAAAACCCACATTCAATCGCTACATTTAATTACAACGGTCAAGTATGGCCTTTACCACAGACTGGCCAAATGTGGTTAGAATATGAGTTACTTAAAAATCCTGAATGGAAGGGTGTTTATTGTATTTCTACTTCTTACAGACAAGAAAAAAACCCAATAGAGGGTAGACATGAAATGATATTCCCTATGTTTGAGTTTGAGTCTAAGGGTGACATGAAAAAAATGTTAAAGTTAGAGTCTGAATTGTTAGACTATTTAGGTTTTGAGAAACCAATTGAAGTTAATTATGACGATGTTTGTCAAGAATATGGCGGTGTTGAAATACTTGAAAATGAACATGAAACAAGAATGTGGGAAGAAAAAGGTCCTGTTGTTTCATTACAAAACTTCCCTTTAAGGACAAACCCTTTTTGGAACATGAAACACAAAGAAAATAGTATTTTTAACAAAGTTGATGTTATACTTTATGGTCAAGAAACTATTGGTTCGGCTGAAAGAAGTTGTGACGTTGAAGAGATGAAACATAATTTTTATACCATAGAAGACGGTAAATACTGTGCTAAATTGTTTGAGTTGTTTGGTAAAGAAAGAGTGGAAAAAGAATTAGAAGAGTTTCTATCATTTGAATTTTTCCCAAGATTTGGTGGTGGAATTGGTATGACAAGATTAGCTAGAGCCTACCAACTTATGTTAAAAGATAAATTAGAGTCGAGTTACCTAAATTTTCGTTATTAATAAAAAAACCCCTCTCACGAGGGGTTTTATTTTAAAGTTTCAAATCTTTTTTAAGGAGTATATCCCTTTCAATTTTATTTTTAACAATGTTGAACATTAATTTTTTTGCTGACTCCAGTTCTTCCTGACTTTCGTTTTGAGGCACAAATTTCTCAACCTCACCAAACATGGTGTACATCCCAGTTACTTTTTCTTGCCTGTTAAGTCTGATGAATACTTTACCCAAGGGAGAAATACCCAAGACGTGGTTATCTATCATACCACCCCAGTCAATCAAACTATCGTTTTTCATTACCAATGTCATTAATATTGTTTAACATTTTTTCAGATATAATCTGTACCAAATTTTCTTTAAACTCAGGGTTTTGAGCTAACATTGGGATGATATCTTTTAACCTACCTAAATCATTTTTAGGGTTTTTGAGAATTTCATCCAAATCTACAACTTTATCTTTACATTCATTACAATAGACAGAACTAATCTCACCTTTACCTTCTAAAGCTTTCCACTCTTGTTCGGTAAAATCTTTACCCGTCTTAACTATTTTGTCACAATTAGAACATAAGATTGCCATGTTACCATTGTTGAATTTAAATTTTGCTGTTCCCATAAAAAAACAAAGATAGTAAAAATTATTGATTAATAAACATTTTCCTACCAGCACACTGACACTTTTCTTCTACTTCCCATAAGTTTTTCTTACCAGCATTAGTCATGTGACAGTTATGTTTTTTATTAGTTCTTTCAGAAAATTCTGTTATGGTGTTGTTATGTTTATTTTTAACAACCCAAGGGCATTCTTTACAAGGTTTCTTCACCATCAAAATATAAACTTAATAAACTAAGATTTCAACCAGCCGTAATATTTTAGTGTTAAAGCTTTACGATGGTCTAAACCGTTTGTTCCACCATTAATTCTTTTTGTAAGAGCTAGTATTGAAGCGTCATTCACACCTTGGTCACAAATAGACCAAAGTTTATTGGACTCAAAGAAAAACATGGCAGATTCAAATGCGTAATCTGTAGATACCAAGTCAGGGTTAATCATAATTTCAGGTTTTTTTAAATGGTTAGATAAAGCAAGATAGTTGTTTTTTCCTGTTGTTTGTAAGGCACCTCTACCTCTAAATTTAAAACCATCACCAGAATTTTCATCACCATTACCCATACGATTGCCGTATACACGATTGGCTATTTTCTCAGGTTGTTTAGCATAAGACTCATTCAACTTATCAGGAAAGTATTTTCCAAAAATTTTTTTAAGTCCATCAGCTGAATAATTTAAATTCTCTGAAAAAGATTTATATTCACCTGTTTCGTGGGCGGTTTGTGCAAAGAAATGAGCAGCCCTCTCAGGAGTCATTTTGTAGTAATTCATTGCTGCCTTTAAAGTTCCAGGACCAAAAGCCCCATCAGCAGTAACTCCGATTTTAGATTGTAAGTTTTTGATACTCATAACTTTTTAACTATAAATATCACCATCTATTATCTTGCGATTACAAGAATTAATAGTGTTATTAATAACCCTATAAACCCGTAATAGGTTAATTTAGAGGAAAACTCTTCTTGGTCTTTTCTTTTCATTTTAAAAACTTTTTCTGTTATTAATTCTTGTGCAAATATACAACTTAATCCAATACAAAGGATTAAGAAGTTTAAAAAACTTTCTCATACCACAAATGTAAGAAATTAATTTTGAAATTAAAAGGGGTGTTCTTCTTTGTGTAGAATTTTAACCATTAATTCTTTGTCCCACTCAAAGGT